TAGCTGAATTTCTGCCTGTACCTGAGATGGGCGAGTAACCGGCCCAAGTGCGCTGCCAATATCTTCTCGAATGCGTGGGTTAGCTCCCGCACGGCGAGCGTTAAGAGCCTCTGTAACGACTCTGGACGCTGGGCCGGGGGTGGTGGCCAGCGCAGCCGCCTGACCCTGAAGGTTAGGCCCGAGGTCTGCCAGAACCGCTGCATTTGGATCAATGGCGTTGATGCGGGCTTGGATGGAAGACGGATCAATCTGATCAGCGGCAAGCCCACGGTTGATTGTGCGGGCCTCATTGCTGATACGAGGGCCTAGAGCGCCAGCGCCATACCCTACAGCGCCACCAGTCAGGACGCCCATGCCAATCTCAGGGAGCGCCTGAACGGCACGCTCGCCAATATTGCCTTCTGCGCCACCGATACCGTAGAGAGCACCATAAGCGCCGCCCTCCAATGCCCCAAGAGCGCCCATACGCAACGGAGTGGTCCCCAAGGAGGTAGGAGACAGCCCGCCTAGGCTTGTGCCGAGGACAAGCGCGCCCGTAAGGTTGCCTGTGCCAGCGGCTTGTGGGTTAAGTGCCATCTCCTGCTGACGGCGTGTACTGCTGCCCGCATAGAGATCGCCAAAGCTATCGCCAATGTCGAACGGCTGGCCTTGTGCGGCACGAACAGTTGCGTCAATCAGAGCAACGGCGCCTGCGAACAGTTCATCGCTCATATTGCCAGTCATTCCCTCAATTGCGCCACGCTGGAACGCTGAGGACATGTCCTGGAATTGCCCGATTGGGCCGGGAAGGGACGAACGAACAGGATTGTTTGCTACCTGCGGCTGGGGTGCGGATGCTTGGTTCTTAGCCATCTGGAGTTTGACCTGAGCCCGCAATAGGTCGTTTGGATCGTACTTGATACCCGCATCTGGGTACTTAAAGGCGATAAACGCCTTGATCTCCCCACGAGGCATCGTTTCGGGAAATGCCGCTACTTTGCCATCGGGGAGACGTACATCAACCATTTAGAGGTCACTCCAGTTGATGGCATTGCTCGGAGCCGGGGCGGGTGGTGCGGCAATAGATGGGGCCGCCTGTATTGGCTGCCCGGTCATCGCTGCAATATCGCGCTCCTTTTGCGTAATGAACGCGTCAAGAATCGCCTTCTTTTCCGCTGGTGAAACATTCGGGTTGCCAAGAGTGGCGCGGAGGCTTTCGCCTTCCTGAACCGTGAAAGCCGCGCCGAAAGTGTCCCTAAGCAGAGGAAGAACCTGATTGTCCACGATGGCGATGTATGCGGCCCTATCGATAGCTCCCTGCCCAACCGGAAGGCCAAGTTCGCGCTTGACGCTATCCATCGCCTGACCGGACTGCGTGTATGTTGCAGTATCAGCCAGACTGGTGAGAGTGTCGATGACTGAGCGAAGCCCCGGCATCTTTCCCTGAACGCTCTCTGCCAACACGGCCTTTTCACCAGCCGCCTTACCAGTTACGCCGCCAAATCCAGTGTCATACGCGGCCTGTTCGTTCTGGATAGCGATAGGGCCACCAAGCACAGTTCCGGGATTTGCCGGGTCTTGCGTGACAAAGCCGGTCCCGATGTTCAGCGGAGAGTTGGAGCGCTTCATCGTTAGATATTGCGACTGCTGTTCAGGCGTCAGGGCGTTATAGTATTCCCATTCCTGAACATTCGACGGAGCGGTTGAAGCGGGAACCTTGGCCGTCGCTTCCTGCAACGCAAACATGCCCTGCCCTGCATCCACTAGGGGAATGAGGTCATCACGGCCACGCTGACGAAGCCATTCCTTGGTCATGTTGGTCTGTTCGGCCTGCTGGGCGAAATCCTGCTGCTCTTGACCAATTTGACGATCAAGTTCCATCCCACGCATGGTGCTGGTGCCAATATCTCCCATATTATTCGAGAGCATTCCAGCCCCGAAGCCAAGCAGAGCATTACGACGCGGCGCTGCCCAATCCGAAACCGGGTTTTGAAATGGAAGAAGGCCGGGAGTAGAATAGGGAGCGCGTGCCATTTATGACCTCACAAGAAACCAAGACCAGTTGCCGCCAGCCCCGTGCCCACTTTCCACCACGGCTGCGACTGCGTAGTGGTTGTACCTGACGTTGGCGCTGTACCCGCAAAGATGGACGCGCCACGCTGAAGGGTGTTCCAGCCTGCGTTATTGGTCACATCGAACAGGCGCTCTGCATCCTGAGCCTTGGTAAGCGCCTGAGCGTCAAGAATCTGACCCGCCTGAAGCTGTGCCGAAGCGGGAAGAAGATTGGCCTGATAAAGGCCCGGAAGCATCCCCGCCGCCCCCGCTGCATTACCCATTGCGGTCTGGCCAATTCCGGCGAGAGCCTGATTTCCAGTTAGCTGCCTGTTTAGCCTATCGGTGTAATTCTGATATTCTAGAGCGCCCAAGCCCTTTGCGAGGCTGTTCTCATGCGAACCAGAACCAAACCGTCCAGACCCCTGCATCACTGCATTAACATCAGTAGCAACTTGATCCTTCAGCGCCGAAAAGCCCGGTGCGTTTTCGCCACTTTCGGCTAGATAATTCTGAATTCCAGTCTGGGCTCCAGACAGAGCGGGGTTATATCCACCGGAACCAACCGCCCCTGTCGCCCAATTGTTGGCAGCGGTAAGGCCTGCGGTATTGCCAGACGCTCCTAGAAGCGAATTAACCCCTGCCATTGTCTGGCTGGACAGGTCAGGGGCGAGAGAGCCAGTGAAGGGCCGAACCCCGCCCGCCAACTGCGTGTTAAGCTGGTTGCCAATCGTGGTTGCAGCAGCCTGCATTGCCGGATTGGTAAGGCCAGTCGTTTGTGTTCCGGTATCTACATTGCCGCCCATGCTACAAGACCTTCTCTAGACCGTTTCGAGCGCCCTCAAAGGGCTGATAATCGGTCAGCAGTGTTGACCATTGACTTCTACCACAAATCCGGTGCGCCGTAACCCCGGCGTTAACCATGATGTTCTCCAGAAATGCGACAGCATCCCTGATATATTTTACTCTCTGCTTCGGACCGCCTTCGATCTTTCCGGCAATCGCAGTTGTCCATGCAACCAGATCATCGCCGTCCGTATCGAGGGTGATTACCCAGTAGCCCTGAGCGCCGTCACTCACTTCGCAGACCCATGCCAGACCGGCTGTAAGGCTCTCATAGAGGTCTTGAACGCGAAAGGATGGGTCCTGCTTCAATGCAGGGTATAGAGCCTCTACAATGTCGCCCCATTCGCTTTCGATGCGGTTTATAGGGATGGTTCGGACGATCACATCGCACCGCCCTTGGCCGTCGCGTCACGTGGGCTATACGTCACGATAACATCGACCTGATTTGCGGCGCTGGCAGTTGCTCTGAGAAGCTCACCGGCCTTAAGCACCAGGAGAACTTCCTTTGTGATTTCCTCTCTTGAGGCCAAGGCTTTTCCGGGAGGGCGCACATATGTCGCAGTCGTGCCATCATACCGATCAATCGAGAGCGTAGGCGTATTCCCCGAAATTTCGCATGCATAGATGGCAACCGCCGTTGCGCCAGACTGCCCGCCGTCGAGAATGGTTGTGGCGCTTGTCGTGGTGAGCTTGGTGTATTTGGTCTGAAGGTTTCCGCCGAGGACGGTATAGCCACTCATCGCACACCCCCGGTAGCTGCGGTGATGAAATCGATACCGAATGCATAAGTCCACATGTCCCCAGCAGGGGTGTTGAACTCAAAGTCGATGTTCTTGCCTCGACCACGTAGGGGCGTTCGACCAGATGCAACCTTGCCCTCTGGAGACTTCTGCGTAATGGCCGTGGATAGCGTATCTGACACACCCAGCCTCAGTGTTGAGGTGGCGCAGTCATCAACACTGGTTGCCCACGTAATCATCCCCGAAACCGGGCTTGGCTGTGTCGAAGTGCGGAGTGTTGCCGCCGCATTCGGACCAGCATAGGTGTTAAGCATGAAGTTATTGTCGAGCGCCGCAAGGAACTGCTGTCCACCCTGCCAGAAACGGTCATCGAAGGCGATTTCGGGCATATCATCCCATGTTGCCCAGATGGCCCCTGCCGCATCCCAGGTATAGCCAGAGGTTGCAAGACGGGTCAGGTATGTTGACGTACTTGACCATGTGAACCAGCGATTGGTAACGCTTGGAGCCCAATTGTACCCCAAGACAAGATCGCCAGCCGGATAGAGCCAGAGCACAATCTTGCGGAATGGATCAATGGTTGCCTGAACGTCCTTCAGTTCCAGCGTTGGCACGAGGTTGAGGAAGTACTTGTCAACGAAACCGTCACCGATAGGCACAAGCCCACCAGATGAGAACTGCCAGAAACCATTGGTGGAGAGGAAATAGACCACGCCGTCAAAGCCAATGACCGAACGCGCTCCAGCCGATCCGCGCCCCTCTGCGATCTCCTGAAGGGAGTACAGAGCGCCACCACCGGCATTGCCAAACTGAATAAGTCTCATACTCTCGCGCTGGAAGGTAATAGCAGCGCCGCCCTTGAGGCGCACACCGGCAATAAGCTCCGCGCCGCTCTCTAGGGGCTGCTGATCGGAAGAGCCTTCACGCCAGTCCGTATGGTCATTGAAATCGCTATTCCGAATGAGGCGATTATTCCGGTTGCCTGAGTTATCCTTGCAGTCGAGGCCGAAAACCATGTTGGCATTGACGAAAATCTGCCTAGGGTCGCCCGCTGCCGAGATATAGGACGGAGCCCCACCCAACTCGATATTATAGGCCCACATGCCGTCTGTGGTGTTGGTATACAGAAGATAGTCACCGAACTGCACAGCAGACCAATCATCGCCGGGGGTGCAGGAATAGCCGCTATCGACCAGCACAAAGGTATAATCGGCGGCGAGTGCATAGAGCGAATCCACCGTGAAGGCATAAATCTGACTCGTTCCGTCGCGCTTGACGGTTGTTACCATTCCACGAGGTGCACCGGGCAGTGCATCGCCAGTTCCAGGCAGAACCATTGTTGGGGCTGGACCATAGCCATCAGGGATCGGCAGGACGTTGTTTGCCGTCACGAGAATGCCGGGGGTTACTACCCCCCTATCTGGCGCGTATGGACCGAATACCACTTGCATCAGATGATCCAATCCGTATTGCCGTAGAACCAGCGGCGATTGACCATCGTAATAGCTCGATCCACTCGCAACATACCACGCTTGTTCTGCGCTATCGTATGCTGGATTTCCGGGATCGCTTCATCGAGCATCGCCTTCCAAACAGGGCCATTCTGCCAGTCCTGATTGTAACCAGCGCCCCACATCAGGGTTGCGGCAAGGTATACGTCCGGATGATTGGTCAGGAGCCAGTTCGTTGGCACACTGTCGGACAGCGCGAAACGCTCGCGATAGATAAACCGGAATGGATATGCCTGATCCAGAATGCGTTCGAACTGAAGGTCCGTTCCGACAACCGAATAGATACGGGGCTGGGCTTCAGTGACCTCAAGGAGCGGATATGTACCGTTGGCCTGTGGCTGGATTTCCCGTTCATCCTCACCCGTAGGCGCAATAAACAGTGCAATGGGCTCAACCATGGAGAGGGACGTAATATCGATAGTACGCGAAGAGGCTGTTCCCGTCAGGGTTGCTTCCACCTCAACAGCCCCAAGCTTGCGATTGAGCTTTGACTCTGCCAGCTTAATCCAGTCCGGCGCCTTTCCAGACTGCCCAGCCCGCTCCATCCAGTCGACTGCGGAAGCCTGTAGATCGGTGTAATTGTCGAGGGCCATGGTTAGTCTCGCTTGATGCGCGAAGGCTTGATGGCCTTCAGAACGTAGATGTACTGCCCATTGGGGGCGACGTAGGACTGAATAAGGTCAAAGTCCGCCTCATAGCAGAAGCGATAATCCGTCATAGGCGACTTTCCGACCTGCTCGTAATTGGGCTGAGACAGATAGATAAGCTGCTCTTCGCCAACGATCCGAGTATGCCCAGGATCGCCCCATGCCCACGGTGACGAGTGATGCGGGGAAATGCCAAAGAACAGGCCGCCATCCTTCAGAATGCGCCAGATATCGGACCATTGATCGAAGAAGAACCGAAAATCACCCTGTTGTCCAATATGCTCCATCACATCGTATGCGTGGATTTCGGAGGCATAGCTGCTGGGGAAGGGAAGGGGTAAATTGGCCAGATCGTGCACAACATCAGGCTTATGCGTGTCTGCAAAGTCCAGCGTTACCAGATCATGCCAATCTGCGTCATCACCGATATAGAGCTTCTTTTTCTTGTTCGATCCACAACCAAGCAGGATTTCAACCATTGACCTGCTCCTTGATCCATTCAAGCGGATCGCCCGTATAGGCTCGGAAGCCGTCATGGTGCCGAAGCTGAATAGCGGGGTCTAGCATGACATCGCCGCCCTTCTCACGCCACAACCGACAGAACCCGTAATCCTCGCCCCATAGGCTCCCATCCACTACCTCTGTGGGGAACCAGTTGCGCATTTCTTCGCCCTGATCAGTCGTGTATGGAACCGCATTGTCCATGCGCTCAAACACACTTCGATTGATCTTGATAAAGCCACCCGGAAGGCCCTCAACCCGCATCAGGTCATCAACCTGTTCGGGGATGCCACGGACATGGAATTTCACAGCGTCTGATTTAGCGCGATACGTGCCACCCACTACGTCTTGAGGTCGCTTTGCGAGTGCGGTCAAGGTTCCGCCCTTCCAGCTAATATCGCTATCGATGAATATAAGACAGTCTGCCTGACTTGTCTCTAGAAACCACTTGACCAGCTTGTTTCTGGCCGCGCCAATCAGCGAGCAACCCATCTCGCTTTTGACCAGATAGTGGACCCCCTGTAAGTGACCCAAAAGAGTGTCAGCTAATAGGGAATCCACCAGATTGGCGTGGAGCTTACCGTCGATAGTTGGAATGCCCACGCATACGAGCATCAGGCGATAAGGCCCATTGCGGACAGAGCCGCGTGGATTTCATCGACAGCCGCCGCGATATTGGCGGGAGTAGTCGTGCCAGCGGTGAGGGCTGCGGCCAGAGTGCAGGTCTGCTTCACAGCAGGAGTAGACGTACCGAAAAAGCCAACCTTATCGGTAGAGGACTGCCCAAGGACCGTGCCGTCCGGACCGCCGTCAGAAAGTTGTTTCTTTGCCATGATGGCTACCTTTCAAAGAAGAGTATGCGTTTTGAGGGACTGGATGCCCCGGATGGTTTCAACCGGGACTCCATATTTGCTGGCGAGGAAGGAGGCAGACTGCCCACTGTTGCGGATGGCCTGTACCTGATTGTTCGTCAGGTTCGGTTCAACCGGTTTTGGAGCGAGTAGCGTAAACTTCCTCTTCATGGATTTACGGCGACCCGCTGAAGCGCACGGCCTGTCGAGGATCGATAGCCTTCACACCATAAAGGATATCGAGACGGTAGGCGCTTTCGTCGTTCACGCCGTCATAGACCGGGATCACGCGAACATTCAGGCCCTTGTAGCTCTTACGGGCCACTTCCACGGCGCCAGGAGGGGCAACCAGCGGCTTCATGACCAGAGCAAAGGCATTCTTGCGGAAGGCCATGTTCTGACGGTAGGCGGTGCTGTTAGAGCCGACACCAGTGATCGCAAGGGTGTTGAGGTCAGTCACGCCAACCACGGAGCCAGTCTGGTTTGCACCAGTCCAGATCAGGGCCGGGGAGAAGACCAGCGTATTGGAGCTATACGAAACCACGGTGAACTGCTTCAGGTAGGAAGTAGCAGCCTTGGTCACAGGGTTAACGTCATAGACACCAGCGCCGAGAGCACCAATGGTAAACACGTCGCCCGGATTAACGTTGAGCGAGGCCACGGTAATGGTCTGCTGGTTCGTATCCTTGACAGCGGCGTAGGTGATCGTGCTGGTGACAACCGACTGGTTCACAGTGCCGGAGATATCGGAGCCGGTGAGGTGGGTAGGGACGTTCTGCGACATGTAGGTATCGACGCCGCCGATCATGCCGAGAGAGCCGTCACGGTAAGCGTCACGATTCGCGCCGTTGATGTAGAGCGCGGTCTGAGAACCCAGCATACCCCAATAGTCAGCAGGCGACAGAACCGAAGAGCGGCCATCGAACGGAACGGCACCTTCATCAAGACGCTGGGGAGCAAGGGCGTAATCAGCGAACGAGTTCACCGTCTGGCCCGGAGTACCCACCCAATTCGGCACGTCCTTATAGAGGTTCATCAGATCGAGATCGACCTGATTGGCAAGCTGAACCATTGCGGGCTTGATGATGCGTTCGGACAGATCACCGATCTTCAGGGTGAGGTCCTGAGAGGTGAACTTGAACGCAACGTGCTTGCGCTTGTTGACAACAATGGAGGTCGAACCTTCGACAGCATCCTGAACAGCCATAACGGCGCCGTCAGTGACCTGAAAATCAGTCGGCTTGCGAATGGTGACGGTATCGCCAACCTTGTAGCCGTTGATGTTCTTGTCGAACTCGTCTTCGTAGCCACGGAAGACCTGATTACCCATCACAAGGTTGTTGTCGAGGATGGAGATGGCCTCTGCGGCGATAATGCTCGCGGTAAGGGTCGTATTTGCCATTTAGGACTTTCCTATGTTTAGCGCGTTTTCCCTGCCTTGCGGGCCGCGATATAGGCGCTCATATCGTTGCTGTCAGCCAAGTCCGAGAGGGACCGGGAAACCTCTGGGCTAGACCCAGATTTGACAGTAGCGAGCGGCGCTATAGGCTGCTTTGCGACAGGTTTAGGCGCAGACTGCTTTGCGATGGCTTGCGCGCCGATGTGAGCCTTATGGAGAAGCTTGAGAAGCACAGGGCTCCAGTTATCTTTCAGCACCTGCTCCGGGATTCCCTCGGAGTTTGCGAAGCTAACCAGCTTGTCGATAGCAGGACCACGCGTTTCGGCGGTTATGCCAGGGATGATAGTTGAAGCAGCCTCTAGGGTTTCCTGAACACGCTTGGCAAATTCTTGCTGCGTTTTCTCAGTCCGCTGAGTCTCTGCGGTGCGGATAGTGCCTTCCAGTTCCGCTTTCTGGTCCCTAAGGGCCTCATACCGCAAACGATGCTGCTGAGTGCCGTAGGGGTCGTTCTGTAGATGGGCCTGCCAGTCTGCCGCTGTGAGCTTCTGATATTCAGCAAGCTCGGATGCGACACCTTTGAGCACAGCCCTAGCGTCTAGTTCCGCCTCACTAACTTCGGCTTGTTTGGTAAGCTGCTGTTCGCGCTCATCAAGTGCCTTGGCTCGTTCGGCAACGGTCTGGGTTTTCTTCGTGTAATCAGCCTGCATAAAGAACTCACCTTCGAGTTCCTTCGGCACCTGAAACGTCTTCCCGTTCCGTTCTACAGTTACATACTCTAGTTCGGGAGCGGGTTCAAGATTCTCTTCCTCTTCGCCAACGTCCTTGGGAAGAACTACCTCTTCGATATCACTCGAAGGGGTTTCGGTTTCAACTTCCGGCTGTGCCGCGACTTCCGGAGTTGCTGTTGCCAGTTCGGGAAGCGGGGCGATTTCGTCGGTCATAAGTGCACTCCTTATTGGGTTGGTGCGTTGGTAGTGTCGAAACCGTTCATTGCTGGACGGCGTGTTTCTGCGTTGAGAAGGGCGATACGCTCACGGCTATCAATCTCAGCCTTGGCAATGCGCTCGCGGCTGCTGATCTCCATCATGACCATCTCTTCGTCTGCCGCGAGCTTGGCCATCTTGGCTTGCTTGTCCGCTTCGGCCTTGGCCATATCGACAGCGACACCCTGTTTAAGCTGTTCGTTCTCAGCGCTCAGTTCCGCGATCTTGGCTTTACCTGCCTCGATAAGCTGCTGAACTTGAGGCGGGATGCCCTGCTCGCCCATAGCCTGAGGCGGGATCATGCGGCGGATACGTTCGGCAATCTCATCAGCGCCCTGCCAATCGAGGGACTTGACCAGAATGTCGCCCACAAGCGGAGCCGCAGCAGGATAGGCCTGAATAAGCTGCATCATCTGGTCAGCAGTTTCCTGCCGCTGCGTTGTGTAGTTAGGACCAGTCGATACGGTGAGATCATACTTCCCCGCCGTAAGATCATGCAGAGCCATTACAGCTTGGCCGAACTCATCGACTTCCGGCTTGCCATCCTCGCCCATAACCGGAGCCGGGGCATTGATCTGCTGTGCCTTCTGCGAGCCATCCTCGCCAATCACGCGGACAATGCGCGGCGCATCATAAACGTGCGGAATGAGGTCAATGATGATCCGCCCGGTGTGCCGAATGGCGCGGGACAGGTTATCGATGAAGTGGAAGGTGGACACATCACCCTCACGCTGCCGAGCCATGATAGCCCGACCACTCGTCTCATTCGATCTGGCGCCCAAGGAAGCGTCGTAAATGCCGGTAATGGACTTGATATCGTCCGAAGCGTTCAACGCCTCCTGAAGCGCTCCTGCCGCTGCGCCACCATCCAGCGGTTGACGCTGCGGAGGCTGCTTGCCCTTAGTATATTCAAGGAACGGATGAGACTTCGTGTTAGCCGTATTCCAGCGTTCGATATCGGTGTCAAATGCGCCTTCCTCACCAATAAAGGGAACGCGAGGAGCCAGGGCGACCAGTTCAGTGCCACTGGTGCGCCAGAAGTTCAACATCTGCTGGGCATCTTTAGCCCCGTTGATCAGGCTTCGGAGGAAGCGCTTACCATCGATCCAGAACTCATCGCCATAGACCGGGCTGATGGGAATGTACTTACCCGGCCACTCGCGTTCGGACAGTACTTCTGCGCCCGTCATAATGCGCTGGAAAACCTTATGACACTTGACCACGCGCCGAATTGGCTGGCCCATGTCATCAGTAGCCAGCGTGATCAGGCCCGTTTCCAGCGCCAACGCAAGGTCAGGATCTTCGGTCAAATCCTTCTCGTTGAAGGTGCGCCCATCAGTGCTTTTGACCAGAATCTTCTCTGACGGCTCGCGTGTCCACCATTCAGCAACCAGAACGCCGTCTTCATTGAGCCAGTCGCCAGTGATTTCGGTCCATGCATCACTGTCCCAATCGGTAACAACCGCATCAGGATACTGACGCTGAAACTCTTCCCTAGACAGACGATCAACCACAAAGGCGTCATTCCAGTCCGAGCTATCGGCTGCGGTGGAATTGGGATCGCCATAAACGCTGAGAGGATTAGCTACGCGGTTAATGGTGATATCGAGGTCAAAGCTGTCATCATAGGCGTAATCGATGCCAACGCGGATATAGCCGAAGCCGCCACCAGTCGCGCACTCGACAGCCGTGTCATAGGCAACGTCTGCGTTACTGGTATATTCAATGTTCCTGATCAGACCATTGATGATCTCTGCCGTTTCAGGGTCGCCATGGCTATCGACGGGGTGAACCTTGATCGATGGCTTGTTCTGTCGAGCATCATTGACAACCTGACGAACCACTGGGCCGAGCTTGTCGATGGTCAAGCACGGACGCCCTTCTTGCTCGCGCTGCTGGCGGATTTCCTCAGGCCATTGATCACGCGCACGGACAAAGAGCGTATCGGCTCGGTAAGCAAGACGATTATCCTGCTCATGCTCTTCAGCACGGTCAAAGCGCTTGCGGGCACGAGAGAGAATATCATCATCCCTACGCGGCTTTTGTTTGGGTTCCTTAGCCATAACGCTCAATCGTCCTGTGAATGTAGGGGATTATGTCTTCGTCGGTTTCCGGCCATCCAGCGATATCGAAATGGGCCTTGAGGCGTCGAGCACTTGAGCGGAGGAACTTAAGGAGATGATAGCCATCACCAACAGTCGTTCCCATGACCTTGCGCCATTCAGTCTTGAAGATGGATTCGAGGTAGTCTTGTGACTGCATCATCCCATCCAGCCCCCGCTTACTGCGTTGTGGCCCTCCGGGCGCTTACGGCGCGGTGCAACCGGTTCTGCAAAGGTCAGAACAACAGCGTCCCACTCGTCAGGAGAGCGAACGCCACGCTTGCGCATCGCTTCCTTGCTTTCGATGAGGAGATAGCTATTGCCGTTGTAGTGATAGCCAGGAGAGCAGGCGTCAGCCTGAATGCCATCTTCATCAGGAACATCAGCGCCACCCGGTTCATCGAGCCAGTCACGCGAGCGCGTCCACATCTCGGCACGGCGATTGAATGGGCCGGGTCGCTTCTCACCAGACGGAAGCACAATCTCGGATTGCTGCGGAGTGCCTGCGAAGTCAATCGGCACCCATATGCTTGCATAGGGTTCGCCCCAGCTTACGAGAAGGTCATAGACGCCAGCGCCAACGCCTCCCACATCGATAAAGCCGCGATCCAGCTTTTCCGTGTCGGTGATCTGCTTGAGCCAGTTCGCACCAGCCACAACGTCGATCTTCTGTCGGCTTTCCTTCTTGACGATCTTACGGCCCTGACGAATGACCAGAGAAAACCTGTCATCACCGAAACGGGCCGGGTCGGCACCAGCGATACGTGGGCCGATAGGCTCGCAGGTTGCCTTGCGTGCCTTGAGCAGCAATTCAGGCTTGATGAAGCTGTCATGCCCCGTCATCTGGAATGCTTCTGAAGCTGTCGCCGGATATTCCTGCTTGAACAGCATAGGGTCTTTGAGTTCCGCAACCTTGTTTCGGCGCCAAGCCATATGCTCAAGAGTTAAGCCATTCGACGCATGCGCATCATAATACTCTTGCTCATCAGCGTCCATAACGAAGTCGCTATATACGGAGCGCTTGTATTCGTCTTGCCAGAACCATGGGATGAACACGGCGATATAATCACCAATTCCCGCCTCTGCCTGTTGCCAGCGCTCGTGAAACTCACCCCCGATACCGTTAGCCGTGCTTTCGAGGATAATCTCTGTCCCTGGCAAATCTGGAATAGCCTGAATGACGCCAGCGAAGTGCGATGACGCATTAGGCCAGAATGCAGCTTCGGAGCCGTGGAATAGCTGAATGGTCTGTGAGCGCCCTACTGCCTTGGTTCCTGCCGTACCGACTGCATAACCGCTTTCGAGACGGTCGAAGAACAGTTCCTTGGCGTTTGATGCGCCGGTTGATGGCTTAACCAATGCAGGGCAATGAGAATGGTAGCGCTCAACCATGCCGAACAGGTTATTCGTTGCGTCCTGTTCATGCGTGAGGATGAAGCACCGAAGGCCCCGGCGATGCGAGGTGCGATGATAGAACCTGCCGCCGATGTACGTAGAGATGCCTTGCTGACGACCTTTGAGCACAAGGGCACGAACCTTGCCGGTTTGCTCTATCTGGGCCTCTAGGCGTCCGTGAAGGTAAAGCTGGGCCTTGTTGAGGGCGAACGGCTCAATCGTTCCGTCCTTAGCCCTGATCTTGAGGCATTTGGCTGCGTAGTGAGGATAGTTGTCTCTGAGCTTGCGCCGAATGGTGCGCTCTCGCTCACTTATCGCCATCATCAAGCTCGGAAAGGGCATCTTCGTGGCTTAGGGTCACATTGCCGCTAAGCTCCATGGATGCGAGATCAGGCATAACTTTCTTGAGCAAGCCAAGCCCTGCTGTTACCTGAGTAGAGGACATTTCGCGCTTTCCCTCTGCATGCTCAATAAGCGCGTTGAGAATATTGCTGTTTTGGATTTTAACCCGATGACTCTCGGGCATTGTAAATCCTGCGGTTCGTCCTCTTGCCATCTCTATTGATCCCGCACTTCCATCGACACATCAACAATGCCGCGCCAGAAGCGCCAACCCTTCTTTGCGCTACCGTGGGATCTGCCCCTGTCGATTGTGTTCTTGCTGAGAAGTTTCCCTAGCCACAGAGGGATTGGAAATGCAAATTTGATCATGATGGTTCAGACTGCCGTTAGCTTGGTCATAACCAGTTAGTTATCACTGCTTAGATGCAGGTTCAAGGCCGCTCTTCCCAATGGGTGCGGAGCATGCCTCTGGTTGTGCCTGTGACTGTCAGGCGGAAATAGTATGTGTCTGGAGATACGCCGCGTTCATCACCAGCCGATGCCCCTACAGTGCCCGAGAAGTTAGCGTTGCCGCTGGTCTTGTTGATGATAACGTCTAGGACTGATCCGCCTGTATGTGTTCCGCCCTGCGCTATCGTTACCTAGTTGGTGTAGAATGGCTCTGGGCGCTCGGTCATGTTATTGCGACCGAAGATGGTGATGGGTGTGAATACGCCGCCCTCTGTTCCGCCAACTACCGTTTCCATTCTGCACTCGCCCTCTATGAGGATAAGGCTCAGGTTCCATAGGATCGTGTTTATTGGAACAACGATCTTGAAGACGGTATTTGCTGTGAACTCGTAGTAGGTGCGGAACTCTCGACCGTCATAGAACCCCTGCTGTCCGTTATCGGTACGGATACGGCGGGTTGGGTGAGTGTCGTTGCCCGTCATGAGATCGAGCGGGAGCGTCACGAATAGCGGATTGTCTGTGGTGTGCTGCTGATCGTACTCGTCAGCAATAGTTACCTTGACGGCCATTCCATCTCTCCGACGCTTAGAGATGGGTGTATGCTAATGGTGTTTGTGGATTTTTACAAGGCTGGCTTAATTACTAGCCGAATGACTTTCTGGCGTCCGCTTCGTTATCAAAAACTCGGCAAGCCCAAAATGCAGCATTGCGTCCTGACCCTTTCCAATGATGTGCGTCATTTGGATTCTGCTCTTTGTGCTTGGCGATGAAGGCATCTACCGCTTCATCAAACGTTGCTCCTTCAGCCTCTCCCATTAAAGAAGCATCGCCATGCTCTCCAGTGGCCGCATAACCCTCGGTCCATATCTGGAATTTCCGATTAGTCTTCGCCTCTTGGGTCATTCCCGGTTTCCCCTACTCAACACCCTAAGCAGTCCTGCATTGATAGGCTCAATTGGCTGCTCTGGACCTAATGACCGCCATTCCTTCATCCTCCGAGGCCCAGGTTTACGAACTGGCTTCCACGCCTTCTGACCCATTATCGCCTTCCTCCTCAATTCGTCGCAATCTTTTGTTCAGGTCCAACAGAATGTCGGCAAGCTCTGCAAACGTTCCGGCACCTTCAGTTTCAATCCGACTGTACACATCAGAAAGCTCACCGCCTGAGCCGTTTCCGTCCATCTGCTCTTTCATGCGCCGTGCCGCATCTTCCATCATAGCTTGGCGCACAGTCTCTTCGGCGCTTGTTCGAAATCTCTGCTCTTCTGGTTTCCATCCGCCCATCTCACACGTACCTCCTGAATTTGGCGCGGGCTAATCAAGATGCCATCCGGCTTCCCGACTTGTCTTAATCCATACCCCCGCGCAGTATGGATGCAATCTCAGTAACCAATCTAGGACGAGCCTAGAAGCCATGCCCGCCTGAGATTGCAGTGCATGGCCGACCTCGTTATCACACGTACCTTTTGATCAGAACGCGGATATAGGCGTATGTGAGTAGAGCGATAATACAAAGGGTTAGCGTCATTTGCCACTGCTTTCGGCCCGCATAAGCCGAGCTATGTGCTCTAGCTCTTCGGCACTCATAGCCTGGATTGAGAACTCAGGCTGTCCAACGCTGAACGGTCCGTTGTCTGATTTCCTACGTGCAAGACGTTCGCCTGACGGCGCTTGGCTGTCAACCTTGTAGTAGAAGCCCATCGGGCTCTTAATGCGACTGATCATGATCTACTCTCCCTTCTGGGGTTGGGAAGATAGGGCTTTGGAATACATAGCATGTTTGACTGCGGCAGCAGTGAGGTCTCGTTCTGCCTCCCTGCGCTGTTTTGGCGACAGATCACTCGCCAGCAGATGCTTTATGAACACCACACGACCTGCATAATGCTTGGCCTTCTTGGCCCGGTCCTCTGCCTCAGTCACTTGTCTCTCCCCTTCTGGGAATGCTGGCGGATGGCTTGGGAACAGCAAGATTCACAATCCTCATACATATATCGACCATGCGGACACTTGTCGTTCTTGCTTGGCTTTCCATCGTCTCTGTAGGGCTCGCCAACCACCTTCTCAAAACCCTCTTCGATTAGCTTAGCGCTTTCCTCGAAAGCTTGGGATCGGGCTTGGTTGATAGACTTGGCGCACTCAACCCTAACAGAGCGCATATACCACCCGGCACGGTCCATGGCCTCGCAAGCATCATCCCAATCGCGCTGCTCAATTCCTTCAGGCTTATCCATCATGATTCTCTTCCCCTAGAGTAGCTAGGAAAGCTTTGGCGGCGCGGAAATCACCCGCAGTTAGGTATGTCCATCCCGGCCCCGTCTCATCTGGCAGCGGGTTTCCATTGTTGTCGATGTCGAACCTATATTCATCGAGATAGCGAACAAACGGTTCCAGCACCTTCACTGCTTCGGATAGACGGGCTTCGAGTGTAGATATTCTGGCGTAATCGTCTTTTGCGGTGAGATCGGCAACCTGATTGAAAGTCTTTTGCAGACTAACTTCATCCTCCAAATCAGCGATACGTGCGGCTTGCTCTCCAACGTTATCGCGTAGGTTGGAGTTCTCGTTGCGGAGAAGGTAAAGCTCCTTAGCTAGCCCGGCAATGCGCTCATGCAACGGCTCTGTAAATGCTACCTCACTCATTCATCGTTCCTCTCTGGGGTATTGAGGTTGGATTTGGAGAGCAGATGGTCAGCATTGACCATGCCCCGATCATGATAGTCTAATCGTGACAGCGCTTCCCCCAAAGCCTCTCGCATCTCCTCAATTAGTTTTTCTTGTGCCTCGATGTGATCGGCAATTTCACGCGCCTTCTTGCAGGTGATGTAGTGGATAATCTCTTCGTTATCATGGCCAGGAAGCCCGTCCCAATCGGTTGCCGCGTTTCGCAGATGAGTTGCCAGATCATTCATTCGCCGCTCTCCTGATTGGGGTGGGGGCGTAGAGGTAGTTACCGGGGCCAACTTCTAAGCTGCCTTCAAGCCACATAATCTCGTCCTCTCCGTCAATACGGACGATCATTGCAACAGGCTCTCCCATGGGCTGTTGTGTGGATAGGGATTGGGAGCGGAGATGTTGAAGCTCCAAAAATGCCGATTGGTACTGAGGGCGATGTTGCGTCGTATCAATCAGGTACTGCAATTCCTCGGCAGTGAGCGTCCGTTCTGCTTTCAGGTTATTGGTCATCGTATGGCTCCATGCAAATCGCAACAATTGGACCGAACACGGCAATGCAAATAACGATTGCAGCAAAAAAGGGATGAATATCACTCATGGGATCATCACGATTTTACCGCCCACACAGGAATATATACGATAGAGATCGTACAAACATTCCGGAGGCGGCACATACGGATCGGGCGGTTCAGGAGCCACATAGACAGGCTCTGGAACGTCTACAGCGGCAGGGACGGGTATTTCTGCTACTTGGGTAGGCCGGGGAGTGATAGGCGCTGCTGTGGCCTCTGTGGCCGTTATAGAGGCTCTGTACTCGTATGCCTCCCGGCTCGCTTTGCCGGGGGTTATTAAATTTCCTATGTCGCATCCAGCAAGACACGGCAATGCTGCGAGGATGGAGAGTGTTCTGATCATTTCTTACGAGCCGCCAACATGGCATCGGCAAGGTCATAGAAATATTTAGCATCCTGCTCAGGATCGAACATCATAGGTTTGGCACTCATAAAACCAGAAAGCGCTTGCCCTGCGAACCAATCCCTCAGTGTCATCCCGCTATGAGATGGTAGCCTTTCATCAGAAAGTGGGAACGCAGGTTCTGTTAGGTCTTCATTGTTTAGTTCGTCTGTCATCTGTAGCCTCCAAGCGCTCAGGTTGTGTTGGGTTAGGTGGTTGGTTTTGGGACGATCACATACCCATTTCGATCTAGCTGTGTGGCGACGAACCTCGCCTCTTCAGGCGCAAGACCCGCAGCGCCCAATTCAGCTTCATTCGGAATGGGAGCAAATAGCTTTTCCAAGAATGACGGCTTATTAGGACCCCCGCTAAGCTTGTACATCGTCTCCAGCATTTCAGACATTCCCGGCGACATTTTTGGTTGTGGTAGATCGCTCATATCAGTCTCTCGTTGTGTTTAGTTGGGCTTGGGAATGGATGGCTGCTGCCTTAGCTTCTCGTTCCTTAGCGCGGCGCTTGCGACCGTACTCAACCCAATATCCGGGCCGGTGACGGTCGCCTTTGCGCGTGTCCTTCCTCACCCCCATTGCTCTGCCATTGCATCTGCAATGCCCTGATAAGTTCGACTGCGTTCTTTCCACCGATCAGGCCCCGGAGGCATGTGGTGCACTCTGTTTCGCTGCGATGGCGGCAGAGTTTCCATATGCATCTTTACGTGTTCAGCGTCTTCGTTCGGAACAAGCTTGGGAAGGCCCTTTAGCCAAAAGCATGTTGCCTTGGTTTCAGGATGCCCAAACATCCACGGCTGAATGATTTGATCTGGCTTCCTAATTCTACTGCTGATAACGCTGATAGGGTTTTCAATGGCGATGCGCTCGCATGGAGCATCCATGATCGCTTGGACAAAATCCAACGCTCGCTTCTGGCGACCATCTGCAATCTTTTCAGCGAAGTGCCTTGCTCCCGAAACCGCAAGGTCCGTGCAAGGCGGGTGCGCAACGATCAAATCCCAAGGCGACAGGCCAACAATTCCGCCCGGTGTAAAAACTGGCTCCCCCTCTAGGAAATCTAAAACGTCGCCAATGATATGAAGCTGACTATCGTCCTCGCTTTCAATCAAGTCAACGCTGCGCACATAATGACCGCGCTTGCGGAATGCTTCTCGAACTCTGCCGCTATACTCGCATGCTACAAGAACTTTCACCGCGCATATTCCTGCACATACTTCATTGCGTCTGCCTCAAGGTTTCCGTGATTAGCCATGAGCCTAGCAGCGGACTTTGCACTACCGTTCTTTTCGCACTTAGCCAGAAACTTCTGGACCTGAGCCAGAGTACGCTTGGACGGTGCATAATGGGTTGCAGGTACATTCATTTTTATCTCCCTCATTTGGTAAATAGACCACACCACATTTCAGCAACACCGTCAACACCTTTGTTGCACTGGCGGTAGCTTTCCTTCTTTCCGAAGCTGGGATAATCGGACGCTCACAACTGACGCACTTGTTCCGTATCGTTCTCCCATGACAGAAGGCCTCATTCCTGGCTTGCCGTAGTCGCGTAGAATGTGCTCTTGAAGCCAAGGCGCCCTGCCTTTTCGAGCGGCCTTGAGAGTTATCCCGTATTGCTTGCGAAGCTGGGAAACTCTGGCTGGGTCAATCTCCAAAAGCATCGACACCTGCTCCGCAGTTCTGCCTAGCTCTGCCATTTCCCTCATCGCCGCCACCCGCCTAAGCGTTATGTCCCTGGTGCAGGCCTTGTTTACCATTTCAATGCCATGTGCCTTACACAATCTCCCTACTGCTGTTCGTGTGACCCCTAGTAACTTAGCGGCCTTTGCCTTGTGATATCCGAGGTCTGCGAAAGCCCGTAGTGCAGCAACACGCTCACCGACGCTAAAACTCATTTGCGCACCGACTATATGGATTCTAGAATGGTCTGTCTGGCGCCCTTGGCGGCACGGTTGATGATCATTCGTCGCCGCTCATCCTCTTCCATGCCCCACATTGGATGAACCTTGTATACCTCTGCGTCTGGATATGATGCTCGAACTTGGCGCTGGCCCGTTCCCTTGCGCCTTGGAATGCCCTCAGAGCCCTTTCCAGTGCGCATATGGCCGTGATGGTAGAGTTGCCCTAGGATCATGTTATGGGTGAATTCATCGCCCATGATCGTGGCGATCTGTGTGGCTGTCTTTCCCTCGCGCCACAGCGTCAGGATTTGGTTGCGAAGAAGCGGTGTCCAATTAACCTTTGGTGCTGGCATTTATCTCCACTCCTGACGGAAGGGAATTTCCGACCCATCATCCTGCCATGATGGCGCCTGAGCGCTTGCGGACCTCGCTGACGCCCGTTCCTGCTGTCGTGGCTGGCTATCCCCACTTGGTCCGTCAAGCATGGTCAGCGACCCTCCGTAGGGGCTTATGACCAGCTCAATGACCGTATGCTTCTGTCCGTCCTTATCGTACTCGCGGGATTGGAGCTTTCCTGAGATGGAAACGCGGCTACCCTTCTTGAGGTATTGTTCCGCTACCTTGGCAATGCCCTGGTTCTGAATGGAGACGTTGAGCCATAGGGTGCGCTCTTGCTTCTCGCCAGTCTCACGATGCTTCCATTGTTCGCCAATTGCCAGATTGAAGTTTGCAACCTTGTTTCCGTCTTGGAAGGTTTTGACATTCACATCACCACCTAGACGGCCTGTGCATACGAATACGTTTGTGTCGCTCATCTCAGTTTCTCCATTTGATAATTTGATTGCCAGCGTCGTTTATAGATAGTGTTGACGGGTTTTCACGAACCCCATTCGCCACCTTCTCCTTGACGCCCAAGCCGCTCTTGCGCATCTGCCAGTTGGTGCGGTTGGTTTTGGCTGGGGATCGAACTAGCGCGTCTCCAAGATATTCGAGCGCGTAAAGTACGTCCTTTGCGGTGAGGTCATTCGCCATCTTCTGCGGCCTTCTTCATTGCTCGGGGCGTATAGTCCGGGAATGAAATCTCATAGTCCCGGCAATGCTGTTTCAGGGTCCGTAGTGACCGATTCATCATCTTTCGGTCGCTGCACTGCTCTGGCGTTAGGCCCTTCTCTGCCAGCCTTCGCAACAGGCTCTCCGTCAGCTCGTGGAACGATGAAATCTTTGGTCCATTCGCAAGATCGTTCACCGCCGAAGCAAACATGTCCATTGTCTCGCTCATTTACATCTTCTCTTGTTTGGATGGAGTGGGTTGGGGTTGGCGACATACGGCAAGGCCAAGCTCAGTCGGGACATAATACCCAAGCTCGTTCTTCTCGATTAGACCAGCCTCGCGCATTCGCCGCTGCATATCTCGCTGAACCCAATTTGTAGATATGACCCCATCCATTTCGATTGCGGCCTTCATGTAGGCTTTCATCGCCCTAGTTATTTCAGTCATCGATCCTCTCCTGCATCATAGCATTTGTCCTCGATCCAAATTAGCGCGATCTGATAACGGCGTATTTCTATCTCATCCATCATTATCTCATGCGCGGCCTCGTAGCGGCCCTCGTCTGCCTCATCGCTCCATACTTCTTGCTCGGGACTGGGAAGCGTGCAGTCTCGAATCACAAGCCGGTTTCCATATTTGAAACCTTGTATTTGAGACCTATGCCATTCTGTCTGTCGCATCGCCTCAAACAAACGCTCTGCTGTCACCATTATTCCATTCCTCCCATATCCATGCCGTCAGTGTCGGCGCTGTTAAACGTACTCAGTTTCCTAAGAAGGGTTGTGCTTATTCGTACTCCTTCGATAGGCTCTGAGAATTGGCTTTGGAAGTGTATGTCTAGCTTTCCGAGATTGGCCTTTGCCTGAGCGATTTCCGCCTCCGTGCGCTTGGTTGGCGTGATCTTCTCAACGCATTCATCCATTAGCCGCTTTACCCTCGCCATGGCCTCCGGTGTCCTTGCTGCCTCTACCTCTGCGTCATGGTCGCGTAAGGCTATCTGCTTTACCGCTGCATTGTGCAGGCTCTTTGGTCCGTTAAGATGGCTTTGGACGGAACGGAGATGGGACGAGAACTGTGGGATATTAGGAGCCCATGTTCTGTTGATGCCTTCGACGCGACCGAACAGGAAATCCTCGCACGTATCGACAATGGCCCCGGTCGTGTACCCCTCACAAGCTGCGTAATAGTCAGCCGCTAGGCTCTCTGCCTCCTTAGGATCGTTGGGGTTCGTCAGAGGCAAACGACAGGAGCGGAAAAGCCTCTCGAATGCCTTCGTCACCTTGTAGGCGTCGTATGCCATTGTTGCTCTCCATTTGTGCTGCGAGATTGCCGAAGACTGATCCGACCGTCTTTGGAGCTATCTGGCGCGTGTCCTGCAATTCGTCTTCCCAGCATTCTGCCCGCAGCCATGAAGCTGGGTGTTTGATAAACCGGTGCTCAGTGCTTTGGGTATAGACGGCATATCGTTGCACTCCCTCCATGATCTGTTGGTGGCTGACTGTCTTGAGGGCCTTGTCATAAGCCTTCCTTGCCTCAGCCTTTGCCACTCGCCTTGGATATGCTTGCCAGAAGGTTTCGAAGCTCATTTCGCCTCCTTGTCGGAAAGGTAGAGCTTCAATGCTAGCGCATGAATGGCGCTCTCGCTAATCCCATCCTCTTGAGCACGTTTCTCCAGCGCCTCCTTAAGCGCTGGAGTGATGTATGCAGAGATACGAACCTTATTCATTGGACGACTGCACGAGGATAGGAGCGGCAGTTGTATCGAGGCACTGATCAGACCAGAAGTATGGACCGCCCCACTCGATATAGGCGTCTGTCACAGCGTCGAAAAAGAACACACCTTCCGCGTTTTTGCCATAAGCGCCGTCGATATCTGGAGATTCCAGAGCAATCGCATCGCCTGTTCCGCCCGTCCCTCGGTCCCGATAATCACCAGGAAGCAAGTAGCTGTTGAGGCTAGATACCTTGCCGTTTACAGCAAACTTACCCACTACCGCACCGCTTGGCGTAAAAAGGATCACGCAGCTAGAAAGGTTCTGGACGTTGATGCGCGTTGCTCGCTTGACCAGATTGTTCCGCTCCTGACTAATCGGCAAGATAGGGATAGGAGCCGATTGCATAAGCTTCTGCTGGCTTGCTTCTGCTGCCTTTCGCTCCTGTTCACGAGCGGGGGACGTTGGTTCACAAGCCACAACTGCTACGGCCAAAAGAATGATAGATGCAATTCCTACTGATTTGTTCACTTCATCTCTCCTAGTTGATGATCTCTGGAAGTCCGGCCATGAAGATAGACCGGTTAGCTTGGCTGGCGCGTCCATTATAAGCTGCAACCATCGTTGTGCGCTGGTTCGTCAGACCAAGAACCTGACTATTCAGGAAGTCCCAGCGGTTCCTATCAGACGAGGCCCAACCAGAACGAGGACCTGCGCTTGTCTCAAATGCGGTAAGGCTGGCTTTGGACGCTGCAATCTTCTGGTCCATCGCCTGAATGTCCGCATACTGCTGGCGAAACCATTCATAGTTATAGATCATGTTGTCAGCATCGAACGTCTTCTGAACGACGCGGGCTGGCTGCGACAATAGGTTCAGGGCTCCGAACCCGACACCTCCGATTACCGTCAGAACCATTAATCCGCCAAGCATAGCTGCGCCCAGACTAATGCCAGTTCGGACAGGGCGCCGCTCGAACTTATTCTCCCAATCGTGCATCTGCACCTCCTTGTTACAACGCCACGTTACCACCACTACGGCGGCAGTCAAGCGCCATTATAGAAAAGAAAAACCCGCCGAGCTTGTGGCTGGCGGGCTTGACTTAAGGGCTTGGAGGGCCGATTGTGCGGGGGTGATCAGCAGTTTCTCAGACTCTGATCGCGGCCTCCGGGTTTATTCTGGCGAGTTTCCCCGGCGACGACTTAGAAACTATCGTAACCAACGTTCAGTTTCAAGCCATAGCGCAAAAACCTCCTGACGAGTTTTCTGCATCTCCCCAAATGCAGAGCAAAGAGCGCAAGCGGTTCGTAAGGCTTAATGCGTTCATCCAGGTAAGGCATGGTGACGGGCCTGAATCGTCATCGAAGTAACTCGGGGGTCTTTTCCCTGCTTGAGAGGGCAGGATATCCCAACCCAAGGAAAGCGGTCCGTAAGCCGCCTCCATGAAACTGCGACACATTATACGGCAACTGTAACCCTCCTCAGGGGAAAGTATCTGAGGGCCGGTCCGGGTGGCTCCGTTATCAGCATCGCAGCTATACGAGTGAAGTCAGATTACGGGGACTATGCTATTCGGACTACGGCGTGTGTCGTAGCCGGTCCTTAGCGGGATAGCCTATGGACTAATCAATCCAACCCAGCTATTACTTACTCCGAAGCCCGCGTATCCTCCCTCCATTCGCCTGCTTCGTCTGTCTCTCCTCCCCAGCCCCTATTGCTTCCCCCAAGCAGTAGGGGTATTGTTTTGGGAACGCGGATACGTCAGGGACGATTAGAGCCTTCCAAGCTTTTGAGGTGAGTTCGAGTCTCACTTTCCGCTCCAAAATCTCAGTGCTAGGTGCAAAGCTGATGAAGGCAAACGAGGGTTGCAAACCTCAGAGCCGAGGCTGAACAGGAGCAGCATATG